CGGAGCATACGCCACTAGAAGTGCCCTTGGTTAGATCGCTCGGAACCAAAGAGGTGCTTGCAACGCGGTAGCCCAACAGGGTATTGGCGTCGTTCAGGATGAAGTTGCCTTCAACACCGCTGGTCTGGCGAGAAGTCTGACGCATAGCTGCAACAACCTTCGGATTGGTGAGGTATGCAAGATTGCCTGCCAGTGCGTTGTCGATTGCGACTTCGCGCTCAAGGTTGACCAATGAAGCGTAAGTGATCGCACCACCATTCGTACCCAGAGCAACCGAACCGATGCCGGAAGTGCCGAGGATACCAGTCGGCTCAGATGCGCCGCCGCCTTCGATTGCAACTTCGTCAATCTTCGCTGCGAACTGCATCATCATGTCGTCACGAACAACCTGCTCAACGGAAGGATCAGACTGCATTGCCAGCTTGCGGCTGATGTCAACGAACTGGACCATGGTCTTAGGCGACATGGTGACCTGACGGAAGGTCGGTGCGCCTTCAGAACCCGGTGCGTTGTTTTCAGCAACAAAGCCCACTGCGGTCTTAGCGTTCAGAGCCGGGATTGCAACATCACCCTTCAGGCCGGTCATCATGCGCGCGCCGAGACCAGCGATGACGAGGTTCGGACGCAGTGCGTCGATGAACTCACCAGCGAGGTGATCGGTAGCGATCATGTTGGAGCCATTGGTCGGGGATGCGGTAGTGATGTCACGCTTGAAGATTTCAGTCGGGACATAGAAGCCACGCGCTTCCTTGCCGTACAGCTTGGTCAATTCCTGCGAAACTTCAGCTTCAAAGCCGTTGAAACGGCCAGTGGAAGCTGAACGGATTGCGTTCATGAGGCTGTACTGGCGAACTTCCTTCTTGGTCATGCCGAGTTCAGCTTGATCCAGCGGCTTGTCAGCGATGTGGTCAAGCAGCATTCCACGGAATGAAGCCAGAGAAGCGCCTTCGCGGATAGCCTTGTCAGCCAATTCGCGCTTGTTGTGGCGGGCAGCCAGATCAAGGATCTCGCTGATTTCTTTGGTGCGTGAAGCAGCAGCCTCGTTGCGCACCTGATCTACATTCATTTCTTCCATTTTAGTGATCTCCACTTTGGAAATTTCAGGTTGGGGTTCTTGCGGAAGTTCAGCTTTGGCATTTCTGTTGACCCCTACATCGGCGTCCGCAGGAATGGAAACAATGCTGGCCTCCATAGGCCGCCACGAGGTTGCGCGATAGACACTGCGGTCCGACTCGTCTCTGACCATTTTGTCGATATGGTAGCCAATCGACACATTGCCACGGATGCCATCCGCGACATCATCGTAAATCTCTTTGGCCAGTCCATTTTTTCCAAAACGAACCGTCGCCCGCAGACGGCGAGCCGAGCCATCAAGACTCACAGATTCAATGACACCGATCTGACGCTCTGGATCATGATCCATGAGCAACGGTGCGCGACCGCTGCTCAGGAATGACAGATCGATGCTGCTTTCATTGTGGTCGAGGATCTCGACCCCATAGGAACGCTTCACAGGCGTTTCCGATGAAATAGACATTCTCACGCGGCGATCATCAACGGTCTCTGCCGTCATTGCATCAGCGCGGTGGAAGGTTTCGATGTTGGTGACGCGTTCACCTTCAACTTCCAGCACAACTTCCTCATCTTCGGAAGCGGCTTCTTCGATGATCTCGCGCACTTCTTCGACGCTGAGATTTTCTTCGGATTCGAGGTTGTCCTCGACTTCCTGAGTTTCGACTTCTTCGCTCATACGCTCACCTGTCGCTTCTTCAAACTCAATCGGGGTGAAGTCATGCTCATCGAGCCACGCCTTCGCTTGTTCGGGAGTATAACGGTTTTTATCGAATCGAATCGCTTGGATTTCAGACTCGCCATCCTTGATGCCGTAGATGAAATCAATCCCAGCACCGCCGGCATCGGCTTCACGACGGAAGTCATCGAACTGCGCCGGGTCTTTGATGCGGGCTGCGTGTTCGTTTGGATAGGGACGCTCGTCATAGGATCGATCCATCTGCTTCACCTTTGCTGCGGCCCATGATTGACCGGGATCGCCACCCCACAATGCCCAGGCGATGCGGCCTGCGCTGGGGTAGCCATCCTCGCCGGGGCTGAATCCTTCGCCCTGCTTGTCAACTTCATGGCGTGAAAAGTAGCTATGCATCCGCTTGATGGTTTCATCGGAGAGATCCACACCGTTCTTGATGTCACGCGCTCTTGCGACACCGATCTCAGTACCGCCACGACCAAACTCGCGTCGCCATTCAAGGCCACGCTCGGCCTCTTTCTTCATTGCGTCAGTCGGAACTGCCATCGTCTTGATCTTTTTCTGCAATAGGCTGCCCTGTTTCTGGATCGATCTTGCCGGGGCCGAAGCTAGTCAAGCCACCGCCGAACGGCTCGAATGCGGTCTTAAGGCCAAACTGCGCAGCAGTTTCCTTATCGCGCGCGATCTGTGCGAATACTTCTTCAATGTCTCTGCCATAGTTGTTGGCGATGTCTTGCATCGAGATCAGGCCATTCTTCAGGGCCATGACATTCGCTGCGATTTCCTTCTGCGGATCGACCCATGAGAAGCCACGGCCACGGAATACAGCGGCCTCGGCGAACTTGGCGTATTTGTTGATCGGCAAATTGACCGATCCGACCGTCATCGAGTTTTGCAGCCACATCCGGAAAACCGGCTGGATGAAGTGGTCGATCATGAACCGCTGGAGGGTGCGGTAGAAATCACGGTCAGCCAACTCGCCTGCACGAATGCTGGAGTAGCTTACAGCCGTGAGATCATTTGCCAGAGCGTAATAGCTGACGCCCAACCCAGACGCGATCCCTCGCAGAATCGACTTCTCGAATGCGTCAAACGCCGAGGTTGGATGCTGCGGATCAAATTGCTGGAAGGATACGCCCTGCGGTAGCTGGTGGAATGACCCCGGCTCCGCCTCCATGATCGGGACAGTGTTATTCTCGTAATCGTCGGCCACAAAGCCATCGCCGCCCGGTGAGGTGAAAAAGCCCATCTTCGATGCAGCAGTACGCGCGGCAACCAGTTCGGCTTCGCGATACCCATGCAGCATCTTCAGGCTGGCGATTGCAGTTGCCATCCACGGCACGCCGCGAGATTGCTGCGCGCGATCCGGCATATACACATGAAGGATCTTGTCTGCCGGCACACGCTCGGTGCGGCGACCCACAGAACCCATGCCCATGAACTCTTCGCCGGGATGCTGCGTCAGGATGTGATACGCAACCGGACGGCGGTATTGATCCATCTCAACACCCATGCGGATCGTGTTGCCATTCGCAAGGCGTTCATTCTTTTCTTCATCGATCAGATCAGGTTCGAGGAACTCAATGCCGAAGCGATCTGAGTTGCCGTTCCAGTTGACCAGACGAATCAGCACCTCACCATCACGCGCGAGTGATTCGATGAACAAATCCTGCGCGTCGAGCCATGACATCTTGCCGTCCACGCTGCAATTGCCGAGGCGGCCCCATGCCTTGAATTGCTGCTCGACAATGGCGTTGCCGATACGATCAAAAGAGCCGTCGATGTTGACGGCTTTGACTTGGAGCGATACGCCTTTCTCGCCGACCACATTCGTGCGCAAGAGTCGGAGGTAGCGTTTCGCATATTCGTTGTTGCGGCTCAGATCACGGCAGCGATTGCGCAAAACCTTCAGGTTGTAGCGAATCTCCGCATCTGGTGTGCGGGTTGATGTCACAAAATCAGAGAATAATCGGCCAGCGTTCGCGCCATCAAAGCCGCGCTTGGTGATCTTCTTGAGTTGCTTTTTTCGGAATAGGTCGATCAGTGCCATCAGGAAAATCTCACCTTCACGGTTGCGGGGCTGGCGCGACCTAGCTGCACATCATTCTTGCGCTTCTCGGCCAGCACTTCGCGGCGGTAATAATCACGCCATTCTATCAATTCTGCCGGCGACATCTTCGTCAGGCTGCGGCCTGCAATCGAGTAGCTTGAAACATCTGCATCTGCGCGGCCTTCAAGCAGGGCTTCAATCTTGCCGAGCATGATCTCCGCGTGCGTGCGCGGATCAGAGTTGTTGACATCGAGATCGACGATTGCAGTGAAGGCTCCGCGATCAACAACGATTCTTTCGTTGTCAGACTTGCGGATGATCTCTGCTTGCCAGTGATAGTAACCGGGGTCGAAGTCGGCAGAATCAGCACTGCTGACAGAAAGCAGGAATGAGCCGTTGTAATCGGTTGCGGTGACTTGAATCTCTGATGCGCCGCCGCCGGTGATGCGGGCAACATAGGTCAGATCGTAGTCGTCGGGATCGTAAGTCGCGGCAAGGTCGGAACGCTTCCATTGGATGAAGTCGCCGACCACTACCTCATACGGTTCGCCCTCTTGTGCGTTGGCCGGGTCGAAAGCGTTTGCCATACCCTATCTCCATCCCTGAATAAATCCGCCTCGCCTTGGAGGTGGTCGTCGTACTTGCTGCGCAATTGGTGGTGGCGTTTCCTCGACTTGTGGTTCTGGAGCCGACCGCTTCTCCGCAATTCTAGCCGCTATTGTATTGACATTCACGCCCAAAATCGAATACGCCGCGAGAGCATAGCATCGAACATCGAGCGCTTCGTTGCGATTGCGCGATTTTATCCACACTCGCTTCGCATGACCACGGACATATCGCGTGACCAATCGCTCGGCGGTTAGCTGTTTGAAATACTCATCATCGCGGCCAGTCGGGAAGTGACAGTAGCCGGGGCCGACCTCATCGATGCGCAGGCGCGAGTACACCAACTCCTTCGCGGTATCTGATCCGACAGCGAACAGGCGAACCTTGCCGATGTTGTTCTTGGTCGGTCGCGTGACCAATGGCCGGCCTTCGCCGCCGACACCTTTGAGCGCGAACACGCGCCGGCCTTCTCTGGCCTTCACATACTTGTAGGTCGTCTGCGTGTGATGGCCGCCGGTGTCGATCCCGCTGCCGCGAATGGTCAGGCTGCGACCATCCTCGGTTTCGTATTCGGCGAAGAGGATCGAATCGAGGTGTTCCCAGACGCGCGGGCTGGATGGATCGCCGCGCAGGATGTGGTAGCCGACTGACCATGTTTCATCGTCACGGCCTACGCCGAGGATCTCGACTTCGAGACGGTCATCCTGCACATCGATGCCGGCCACAAGGATCACGACAGGTTCGGGGATCTTCTCCCATTCCTCGCAGCGGTCTTGCAGGATGTGCGACTCGACACCTTCGCCACGCTCCTCCCAAGTCTCGGCGAGGCTGACATTGACGAAGGTTTGTAGATCGCCCGCGTGCTTCTTCTCAAGGAAGGATTGCACGATGTCGCCCATCTTGCGGAATACTGAGTACATCTCATTCAGATGATAGCTGGCGTGGCCGCGAAACGGCTTCTCGGCAATCCAGCGGCCTTGGCGAATAGCGGCGATGCGTTGGCCGTCATTCCATGCCGAGCCGCATTCGTTGCAGACATAACGGGCAGAATCCGGCTCGCCTTCATCCCAGACCACTTGCGACCAGATGAGCGGTTGCTCGTGAGCGCAGTCCGGGCAGCAGACATGGAAGCGACGCTGATCGCCTTGCTCATAAGCCGACTCGATCCAGCTTGCGTCCTTGATGGTTGGGGTCGAAATCTCCAACAGCTTGCGGCGATCTCCGAAGGTTGCGGCACGCTGCCAGAGTAGGCTGACCGGATGGCCT